GAAAAGTGGGCACCTCTCCTCAACTATGAGGGTCTTGATCCAATCAAAGATTCGCACAGAAGAGCGGTAACCGCAGTCCTGCTAGAAAACCAAGAAAAATTCCTCAGAGAGCAAAATGCTTTCACAATGTCAGGTTCATTCCTGGCAGAAGGTCCAACTAACTCAGCTAACGCTGCAGGTGGTTCTGGTGGTTTCGGTGCTGATTCAACTCCTGGTGGTCCTACCGCAGGTTTTGATCCAGTTCTGATTTCACTGATTCGCCGTTCAATGCCTAACCTGGTCGCTTATGATCTGGCTGGCGTTCAACCAATGAGTGGTCCTACAGGACTCATCTTTGCGATGCGTTCACGTTACACCAATCAGAGTGGTACTGAAGCATTCTACAATGAAGCAGATACCGTATTCTCTGGTCAAGATGCTGGACTAGATGAGAGCGCAGGATTTACTAATGCTGTTTCCGGTATGGGTACAACTACCCAAGCAGGAAGCAATCCTTCAGTTCTCAACCCCGTTTCATCTGCTTCTTCTACTGCCTACAATGTAGGTCAGGGAATGGTAACTGGTGATGCAGAAAATCTTGACAGCGGTGCTGACGCATTTAACCAGATGGCTTTCTCAATCGAGAAGGTCACCGTTACTGCAAAGTCAAGAGCACTCAAGGCCGAGTACTCACTTGAGCTTGCTCAAGACCTTAAGGCAATTCATGGTCTGAATGCTGAAGCGGAACTAGCAAATATTCTCTCCACTGAGATTCTTGCTGAAATCAACCGCGAAGTTATCAGAACCATTTACAAGGTTGCTGAGCAAGGTGCAGTTCAGAACGTTGCAACTGCTGGTGTATTTGACCTAGATACCGACTCAAACGGTCGTTGGTCCGTTGAGAAGTTCAAGGGTCTTCTATTCCAAATCGAGCGTGATGCAAACGCAATCGCTCAGAGAACTCGTCGTGGAAAGGGCAACATCATCCTCTGCTCAGCAGACGTTGCTTCCGCTCTAACCATGGCTGGTGTTCTCGATTATACCCCAGCACTCAACGCTAATCTCAACGTTGATGACACTGGCAACACCTTCGCTGGTGTTCTCCAAGGCAAGTATCGTGTTTATATCGATCCTTATGCTGCTAACCTAACTTCAGGTAACGCAACTCCTGGAAACCAGTATTATGTTGTTGGTTATAAGGGTTCTTCACCTTATGACGCTGGACTATTCTATTGTCCTTATGTTCCTCTCCAAATGGTTCGTGCCGTTGGTGAGAACTCCTTCCAGCCTAAGATTGGCTTCAAGACCCGCTATGGTCTGGTTGCTAACCCATTCGCAGAAGGAACCGATCAAGGTCTGGGTCGTCTCAAGGTTAATGCAAACCGCTACTATCGTCGCGTTGCAGTTAAAAACCTCATGTGAGCCAAGTGCCTCACAAAATTTTCCAAGGGGTCCGAAAGGACCCCTTTTTTTATCTAAATAGTTCAAAAAATGGCAAAGACAAATATTTTCGCTAATCAGATACAGAATAGAAATTTTCTGGCTCCAACCGGATTTAAACTTACTATAACTAGATCACCTAAGGTTGCATTTTTTAGTAATTCTGCAAACATTCCTGGAATGACCTTAGGAGTTGCAATTCAACCTTCATACTTAAAAGATATAGATACTCCTGGAGATAAAATAGTATTTGAAGATTTTACAATTCGTTTTTTAGTTGATGAAGATCTAAAAAACTATATGGAAATTCAAAATTGGATTCGTGGTTTAGGTTATCCAGAGAGTTTAAAAGAAATATACGATTTACAAAATCAAAAAGAATACGTTGATATGTCAAAGTCAAATACAATGGACATATATTCTGATGGAACATTAACAGTTTTGGGAAGTGGATTAAAACCAAATTTCAAAATCATGTTTAAAGATTTATGGCCATATAACTTATCAACATTAAACTTTGATGCTACAGATACAGATATTGAATACTTTACAGCAGATGTAACTTTCAAGTATACTATTTACGATATAACAGATTTAAATGGAAATCCACTATGAGTATTGATCTTGATAAAATTCAAGAAATGTGGGAGAAGGATGCAAAAATAGATATGGATAATCTCCATATAGAATCAACAAACATCCCTATACTTCATGCAAAATATTTTGAACTATACAATACAATTTTCCTCCTGAGAAAAAAAGCAGAGCAACAGAAGAGAAATATTAGACATGAAAGATATGAATACTATTCTGGAAAAGCAGATCCTGATGTTTATGTGGAAAATCCATTTCCCAAAAAAATCAGAGACAAAGACACTATGCAAAAGTATTTGGATGCAGATGAAAAACTTTCTACAGTTTGCTTAAAAATAGATTACTATGATACTATGCTCGTCTATATTGAAAGCATTCTTAAAATGATTCAAAATAGAACATATCAAATTAAAAATTCTATAGAGTTTATGAGATTTAACTCCGGACTAGGGTAAATAAATACTCTTAGATGCATGGATTTATGTGATTGATACTACAGCTAATCTTGTTATATCAAAATCCAATGAAGTATTTTTAAAAATTAATACGGAACCTCATATAGAATATGAACTTAGAGATCACTTTAAGTTTGAGGTTCCTAATGCAAAGTTTATGCCCCAATACCGTGGAAGGAATTGGAATGGGGAAATTCATTTGTATGATATGAGATCCAAGCAGATCTATGTTGGTCTATTGGATAAGATTGTCAATTTTTGTAAGCAGTATGGATACACTTACAAATTTGAAGACAATAAATTCTATGGCACTCCATACGAAGAAAATGAAACAATCTCGTATGAAGGTGTGAAAGATTATATGAATTCTATTTGTACTCACTCTCCGAGGAAGTATCAAATTGAAGGAGTATATGGTGCTTTAAAGCATAATAGAAAACTATTGATAAGCCCCACTGCATCTGGCAAATCGTTGATGATTTATTCTCTCGTAAGATATTATGTGGATAAAGGGCAAAAAATTCTTTTAGTTGTTCCAACGACATCTCTTGTAGAACAGATGTACAAGGATTTCCAGGATTATGGTTGGGATGCTGAATCATATTGTCATCGCATTTATTCTGGTAGGGAAAAAACAAACGAATATGCTGTAACTATTACAACTTGGCAGTCTGTTTATAAATTAGAACGTTCATTTTTTGAAGACTATAATTGTATTATAGGTGATGAAGCACATCTTTTCAAGAGCAAATCTCTCATTGAAATTATGACTAAACTTCATCATGCAAAATATCGTTTTGGATTTACTGGAACTTTGGACGGAACACAAACTCATAAATGGGTTCTAGAAGGTTTATTTGGACCATCATATAAAGTTACAAAAACTGATGAATTGATGAAACAAGGACATCTTTCACAATTAGATATTCAATGTATTGTCCTTAAGCATACACCACAAAAGTTTGAAACATATGAAGATGAGATACAGTATATAATCTCACATGATAGAAGAAACAAATTTATAACTAATCTTGCTTTAGATTTAAAAGGAAATACTCTTGTTCTTTTTAGTAGAGTAGAATCACATGGAGCAATCTTATACGAAAGAATAAATAGTAGTAAGCGAGGTGATCGTAGAGTATTTTTTGTTCATGGCGGTGTGGATACTGAAGAAAGAGAATTGGTAAGAGAAATTACTGAAAGAGAAAACAACGCAATTATTGTTGCATCTTATGGAACTTTCTCTACAGGCATTAATATAAAAAATTTACATAATGTAATCTTTGCCTCACCAAGTAAATCTAGAATTAGAAATCTCCAATCAATAGGAAGAGTTCTTAGAAAAGGAAAAAATAAAACGAAAGCAGTTCTTTACGATATTTCCGATGATTGCACTTTTAAATCAAGAAAAAATTACACTTTAAATCATTTAATAGAAAGAATTAAAACTTATAATGAAGAAAACTTCAATTATGAAATAATCACAATACAACTTAAAGACTAATGATTGAAGACGATTTTTATGCAACAGTAAAACTTAAAACGGGTGAAGAAATCTTCTGCAAGATAGCTGCAACAGAAGAGGAAGATAGAACTATGTTAATAGTTACTAATCCAATAATAGTATCTGAAATAAAAGGAAGAGCAGGTATTGTTGGTTATAAATTAGAACCTTGGTTAAAAACTACAACAGAAGATATGTTCATCTTAAATTTAGAAGATGTTTTAACTATGTCCGAATCTTCAGATATTCAAATGATCTCCATATATCAAAATTATGTTCGTCAATCAACAAAAGAAGGAAATCAGTCTAAAATAGATCGTAAGATGGGATATATCTCTAATGTCAATGATGCTAAAGAGATCTTAGAGAAGCTTTATAAAAATAGCTAAATCTAATCTTATGAACCTCCACAAAGGTAATTGTACAGTGTTTTGCATACCTTGTCAAGTATTTGTATAGGTGCTATAATCTATACATAATAATGATAAAAACTTATGATAACCACAGCAGTTATGACCAAGAGAAAAAGGTCAGAGCATTACGTCAATAACAAAGAATTCCTTGCTGCTCTTATTAAGTATCGTGAGGACAAAGAAATTGCACAAATTCAAGGAAAACCAAAACCTCCTATTCCTCGCTACATCGGAGAGTGTTTCCTGAAGATTGCCAATCATCTATCTTTCAAGCCAAACTTCGTGAACTATATGTTCAAAGAAGATATGATTTCTGATGGCATTGAAAATTGTGTTCAGTACATCCACAACTTCAATCCAGAGAAGTCACAAAATCCATTTGCTTATTTTACTCAGATCATTCATTATGCATTTCTTCGTCGTATTCAAAGAGAAAAGCGTCAACTAGAAATCAAAAACAAAATCCTTGAGCGTTCTGGATTTTCTGAAGTATTTGCAGACGACAACACTATTGACGGTGGGAACTATTCCGATTACAACTCAATAAAGGATGGAGTTCATAGTAAGTTAAGATATTGATAATTGCTCCAAAGTGTTGTAAAATATAAATAATAATAAACACTTTGGAGCAAATGCCTAATCAATATTCGAACTCTAGAAGTAATAGATTGCAAGCAATAGAAGAAGGTAAAAAAACTTATATTGGTTCTACTGCATGTAAACACTGTGGCAGTTATGAAAAGTATGTCAGTAGTTATAATTGTGCCCCTTGTGCCATTAAAAACGGATTAGAAAAACTCAGTAATGAAGAGTTGATGAAACCTTACCGAACAAAGGAGAAGCAAAAAAAATATAATGAGAAAAATAGAGAAAAGGTAAATGCTATAAAAAGAAAATATGCTAAAAGCGAAAGAGGAAAGGCAGTAAATTCTGAAAGGCAAAGAAGAAGATATGCTAGATTAAAACAAGGTATTCCAATAGAAATTTCTGAAAAAGAACTTAGAAAAATTCAAGAAATATATCAAGAAGCACAGCACTTGACTTTTACCACAGGAATACAGTATGATGTAGACCATATCGTTCCTTTATTTGAGGGTGGAGTGCATCATCCAGAAAATCTTCAAATCATTACTCACGATGAACATCTTATGAAAACGGCACAAGAAAATAGTAGGAGACAAAAAAAGTGAAGGTCGGTATAATTTCGGACCAACATTTCGGCGCACGAAAGAATTCCAAACTCTTTCATGATTATTTCCTAAAGTTTTACAACGATGTATTTTTCCCAACACTCGAAGAGCATGGGATTACTACTGTTGTAGATATGGGAGATACTTTTGATAGTCGTAAAGGAATTGATTTCTCTGCACTGTCTTGGGCAAAGAATAAT